ACTTTAATGAAACTCCGTTGTATTTGTAAATTTTCGGATAGTTTTCTAAGTCTGCTGTTGAAATCCAAATATCGCCAGTTTTAAGATCAGTTGTATCTGATTGCTTAGTTGGCTCACTTGCAGAAACAATTGGACCAGCTGGGTCTGTTTTGTCTGCCGCGTTAGCGTTAAAGACTGGACTTGTTGAATCTGCATAACCTACCCATGTAGTACCGTTGTTGATCATAATATCAACTTCGTCTACAACACTATTGTACCATAATGCACCATCAGTTGTTAATGCTGTTGGAGCAAGTGTACTTGGTGTGTAAGTTAAGTATTTCCAGTTACTAGCAACCCAATCATAAGCATTGCCTGTTGCATCTGTATACAAGTTAGGTGTTGCTAATGCCGCATTTGAGCCGTTGTAAGCTACAAATCCTGCTAAAGCTAAACCATCGTTAGTATCTGTAATGTGAACATCGCCACCGTCATTGTGTTCAATAACAATTCTGTTACTTGCATCAACACTTGCTATTACGTTATTAAATCCGCCGGAGTTAATTGCTCCTGCAATAACGTCTGCATCAGTTGCCGCGCCTGTAGTTGTTACACTAATAGTAGTCGCCGCACTTAGTACTGCACTTGCTGGAGTTGTTTCTGCAATATTAAATGCATAAGTTCCTGCTGTCATCTGTGCCGCAATAATGTCTGAAGTAATTTTAGTATTACCAGTTGCTTGACGTCTGTGAATCTTAAAGTCACCAATTGGATTAGCCGCTTCGTCATTATTAGTTTTGATGTAAACAGTTCCTACTGGTAAGTTTTTACCGCCACCTGACTTATCTAAACCGTATAATGCCGCTTCTGGAGTTGCATACATTGGAGCACTTTTAGTTTCCCATAAGCTAGTTGTAGCATTCCATGCTTTAACTTTCCAATTAGCACCCAAGTTAGGCTGTGTAGTTTTAACCCAAATACTTCCTGTTGGACGTGGGCTAGTGTCAGTTGACTTGTACTCTGGAACACTAGTATGCGGAGCAATACTTAACGCTGGCGCTTTAAATGTTGCCGCTGTTAAGCCAATCTCTGCTAATAGTGTCGAAGCGTTAGTTGCTAATACAATGTCTACGCCTGTTGAGTAAATCTCTAATTTGTTATTAACTACTGCTGATGTAACACCTGCAATACCTGCTGATCCAATAGCTGTTACAATGTCACTTAGACCTGTTCCAGCACTTGTTACCACAGTACTGTTAATACTCATTGTAGCGCCACTTGTTACAGTTGCGTTGGAAATTGTACCTGTTACGGTTGCCCAACTGCTGATCCAAGCTGTAGATCCTGCTTGTACCCAAGTACCACCTGCTTTCTTATAATAAAGTTTGTTAAGTGTAGTAGTTGCAACAATAGCGTAGTCACCAATAGCACCAACAGAAGTTTTTGGTACACCGCCTGTTACTTTAGTAGCGTCTGTAATTACTGTTGGAACTTTGTTAGCAAAGCTCTGTCCACCAGTAACAGTTCCTGCCGCCCCGTTCCATTGAAAAATACCAAACACGCTGTTTGCTGTATCGAACCAATATGTGCCATCTGCTGGACTAGCCGCTGGTGCTGTCGCAGAAGCCATTAGCTCTGATGTGTTTAGTGTTGCTCTTGTAATGTAAGCTCTATTTGCCACACCAAGGTATGAGTAAGCCGCTTGTAGGCCATATTCATTTAACTCATTACCATGTAATGCGTTGTTGTTGGTATCCGTATAAAATGACGGATCTCCAAATAAGTCTGTTAATTCTCTTTGCGAGGTAACCAAATAAGGTTTCCCTGCATTTGTTGCGAGCGTTCCCGCCGCAGTTCCTGTGCCTGCACCGTTCTTTTTATCTTGTGCAGAAACAACAAAAATCATTGGTACTGTACCTGGTTCAGCTGGTGTATAGAAACTTTCGTCTATAACGCTGACCTGTACTCCTGGTGATACTAAAGCCATTTTGTTTTCTCCTGTTGATATAGCATGTTACTATTATTTAGCCATGTTTGCCAAAATGCATGGTTTATATACGGTGAAAAAGGGGTCGAAAAGGGGAGCTAAATAAAAGTATGAGACCTTTATGCATATGTGGCGTTAAACCGGTAGCAATTAACTACTACAAAAAGGGAAAGCCTTTCTATAGAAGTAAATGCGAGTCATGCACGAAAAACGGTAAGCCAACCAATGGAATACCTAAGTGGAAGCAGGCAGGATACCAAAAGAAAAATATTTGTGACAAGTGTGGATACACTAGCAAACACAAAGAACAGTTTTCAGTTTATTATATTGATGGTGATCTTAACAATGTAAGGTTTGGCAACTTAAAGACAATATGTGCCAATTGTACTAAGATTATCTACAAGGAAGGCTTTAGATGGAAGCAAGGTGACTTGCTACCTGACTTCTAAGTTCTTCAATAGTACTGTTGTTTTCTAATATCTGTGAAAATTTAGTATGTGCCCATGCCCATTCACTTGGGTGTACATCAGTTGGTTCAGTATTAAACTCAAGATACTCAGTAAACCACTTAGGATCTTCACCACGCTTAACACGCCAAACATGCCCACCAACTTCGTGTAACATTTTTGCTTCATTAGGAAAACGTGTATCAGGTAATATCCAATTCTTGTTAGGATTGTCTAATAGTGTTTGTTTGACTAAGCTAACCCAAATACCATCATAGAATCCAGAACGCATACATTCTGTACCAAATTCTTGTAATACTAGTCTAGGAGTAATCGTTCTGCCTGTTTCTTTAGTCCAAAACTCGTTTACTTGCTCTCGCCATTGCCTCGACTCTTCTGTCTTTCCGTCAAGCATTTCGCGATCCCACCCAAACATAACGCCTACGCTATCTTTAAGTTTGTCTGCAAATGATATTTTTTGAAAATTATGTTCGCTAATTAAGTAATCAGCAATGGTATCTTTACCACTTCCTATTAAACCACATACACCGATAATCACAGATTGACTCCTCATAAACAATAAAACTATTATATAGTAAATTTATGCTGATGTCAAGTGTTAGTTAGCCAATACTGAATCCGTAGCCTACGCCGCCAGCAATTTGTAATACAAGTTCTTGTTCTAACTTTTCCATTTCAGCTTGTGCTTCAGCTTTGAGTGCGTCTCCGTTTAGTGTCGATCCGCCTTGTGGTCCTGCAATAGTAGCAAATTTAGAACGTGCTTCGCCTAACATATACTTACAAACTGCAAGGGTATAATCCTTAATCCATATTTTGCCTAGATAGTCGTTTAGTAATTCACTATCTGGTCTGTGATTGTACACATACATTAATAATGTTTCTTCTGCTCTAGGTCTTTGTAAAACTGTTAATTTTTTAGTTGTAGTATTCCAATTAAATTCGATAAACGAACCAAACATTCTTCCTACTAATTCTTGATACTGTGAAAACATATCATACGTTGCTAATCCACCCATGTTACTACTTGATAATAGGTAAGTGTTTGTGTATGCCATGTTGAATGGTTCAAACTGTGTACCGCCATCACCACCTCCACTACGTGATCCAATTGAACGTCTAAATAATTTTCTTACTTCTACTACTTCGTTAGGTAGAATGTATTCGTTCTGATCAATAATAGTAGGCATAAACAAGTATGACTCTTCAACACTATTATCACTACGTTGTCTAAATTTCCCTAAGGATTTTTGCAAAGCAGTTTCGTAGTGTATAGGATCGAGTTCAACATCAACCATGCCACCGCCTAACATCGCAGTTACATAATCGAATACTTCTTGTTTTTGTGTGCTTAAATCGGCCATATGTCTTGTTCTCCTATAGTATTTATGCTAACGATAAATACTTATACTATGCCAAGACTAAGTTTATATAAACCCGAAAGAGGGGCCGACTACACGTTCTTAGACAAGACGATCACCGAGATGTTTACGATTGGTGGTACCGATGTCTTTGTACACAAGTATTTAGGTCCAAACAATCCTGATGAAGCAGATGCTACTCCATCACAGCCTCGCTATGACGCAGTAAAAGAAACTAATATTCAAGATATGTTGTTCCTCGAAAACCGGGATAGAAAATACGACCCTGATGTTTACGTTATGCGTGGTATTTACAGCGTTCAAGACATTGACTTTGATATGAGTCAGTTTGGATTATTCTTACAAAATGATACATTGTTTATGACAATACCTATCAACTATAGTGTTAAGACACTAGGGCGTAAGATAATGCCAGGAGATGTTATTGAACTTCCTCACTTAAAAGACGAGTATGCACTTAACGATTATAGTGTTGCACTAAAACGTTTTTATGTTGTAGAGGACGTGAATAGAGCCGCAGAAGGATTTACCCAAACGTGGTATCCACACTTATACAGGATTAAACTCAAACAAATTGTTGATAGTCAAGAGTTCAAAGAAATACTTGATTTACCATCTGAAGAAGGTAGTACAAATACTTTGCGTGATGTGCTTAGTACGTACGAACAGGAAATGCAAATTAATAATGCAGTTCTTGCTCAAGCAGAAGCAGATGCACCTAGTGCAGGCTTTGACACTACGCACTTGTATACACTAGCTGTAGACGAAAATGGTAAACCGGACTTACAAACAACAGACATGAATGATCTTGATGCTAGTTCGCAAGAATTGTTAGCTGATAGAATCAATCAAACACCATCACGTAGCGGATATCAAGGATATTTACTTGGTGACGGTATACCACCTAATGGTGAAGCATTTGGACACGGTGCTGGCTTTCCTACAACTGCAATCGAAGGAGACTTTTTCTTGCGTACAGACTTTATGCCAAACAGATTATTTAGAAATGACGGCAAGCGTTGGGTTAAACAAGAAGATAATGTACGCATGTCATTAAGTAATACTGATACTAAGGCTACACAAAAAGGTAAATTTATTAACAACACTACAACTAATCAAATTGGTGGTGAAACTGTTGTCGAAAGACAGCCGTTGAGTAAAGCACTCAAACCTAGGGCAGACAACTAATGCAACATTTTTATGATGGACAAATAAGAAGATATATTACTCAACTAGTTAGACTAATGAGTAACTTCTCGTATAAAGATGGCAAAGGAAATTTAGTCCAAGTTCCTGTTATGTATGGAGATATTACACGACAAGTTGGTTCTATTATTAAAGATAACAGCGAAAACAAAATTCCAAGTGCGCCACGCATTGGTTTATATGTTACCGGTCTAGAAATGGATCGTACTAGAACTGCTGATGCATCTTATACAGGTAAAGTGCATATTAGAGAACGCACTTACGATGCAGACAACAATGAATATTTAAATACACAGGGTAAAAATTATACTGTAGAACGTATGATGCCTACTCCGTTTTTATTAAATGTAAACGCAGACATTTGGTCTACTAACACAGAACAAAAATTACAAATACTAGAACAACTATTAATGTTGTTTAATCCTAGTTTAGAAATACAAACTACTGACAACTACGTAGACTGGACAAGTTTAAGTGTTGTTAATTTAGAAAACATTAACTTTAGTTCAAGAAGTATTCCTATGGGAACTGAAACTGAAATTGATGTTGCAACACTAGGATTTCAAACACCTATCTTTATTAGTCCTCCAGCTAAAGTTAAAAAACTTGGAATTATTACAAGTGTTATAATGAGTATTTTTGACGAAACTAAAGGAACTATTGATTTAGGAGACTCAATGCCTGAGCTTCAAGCATATGATGATAGTTGGAATAATACTGTTAAGAATAAAGAAAAAGATAATAGAATACGTATTGTAGCTACAACAGCGGCAGGATATGATGCTATTGTTACTAACACTATTGTTCAACTTGGCAAGAACGGAATTAGTGGAGAAATTAGTTGGCGTACAGTACTTGAATCTGAACCAGGTGAGTATACCGCAGGACTAAGTCAAATTTATCTAAACAGAATAGACTTAGGTGCACCAATTGTTGGAACATTTGCACTTAATACATTAGATGAAACACAGATTATTGTTAATTGGGACATTGATACTATTCCAACTAATACAGTTATGGGGTTATCAGGTAGTCCGCAAAAAGGAACTATTGATGCAATTATTGATCCTACAAGAACTAACCCAACAAGTCTTAAACAATCAGGTGTTAGAATATTATTATTAGGCGATATTGGTGCTACTGGCAATACAGACGGTGCTGATGCTTGGAAGAACGCAGGCGGTGTTGATTCACTTGTTGCTAAAGAAAATGATATTATTGAGTGGTCTGGAACAGAATGGCAAATAGTATTTGATTCGAGTACCAAAACAGATACAGCTACAGATGTAACTTATACAACCAATTTAAACACAGGCGTACAATACAAATGGGACGGTCTAGAATGGACATTGTCCTTTGAAGGCGAATACCGAAAAGGAAGCTGGCGTATAGTTCTGTAAATAAGTACTTGTATGGAAAACATTATCTGTTCAGGTGCATTATTCTATTCGTTGAAAACTCAACGTTTTTTATTCCTACATCGAACACAATCAAAACAAAACAATGTTTGGGGATTAGTTGGTGGAACTAATGAAGACCAAGAAATCCCATATAAAGCACTTCTTAGAGAAATTGAAGAAGAGCTAGGTAATCTTCCTAAAATTATTAAATCAATACCGTTAGAAACGTTTGTGAGCAATGACGAGAAATTTAGTTTTCACACATACCTATGTGTAGTCAATGATGAATTTATGCCAATATTAAATCAAGAACATGATGGATATGCGTGGTGTAGTTTCAACAAATGGCCCAAGCCATTGCACCAAGGTCTTCGTAACACACTACAAAATAAGATGAACTTGACCAAGTTACAAACGGTATTTCAACTAGTTTCGTTATTACAAGAATCGGATATTTAAATGAATAAAGTTTTAGTAATCGGCGATGTAATCGTTGACAAATACATTTACGGAACTTCAACACGGATTAGTCCAGAAGCACCTGTGCCTGTAATTACATATATTAATGAAAAACAAACGTTAGGTGGCGCAGGGCTTGTACATAAAAACTTGCTTAGTTTAGGAGTTGATTCTACACTATATGAAACAGGACATGAATATAGTATTAAGACTAGAGTTATTTGTGACGGGCATTATGTTACACGTATTGACGATGATAAACGTGCAAGTGGTGACGCAGTATTAGCCGTTGTATTGGCTAATGACTTTTCACAATACGAATATGTAATACTAAGTGACTATGACAAAGGTGTATTAGACAATGCAAACCAAATTATTGCACATATTACTAGTCAAGGACCTAAAGTAATTGTAGACCCTAAACGTTATGCACACGAGTATGAAGGTGCTTGGTTAGTAAAACCTAACAATAGTGAATTTACTAAATTTGAATTTGACGAATGGCAAGGTAATATTATTACTACTAGTGCAGGGGCTAACGTAGTTGCTACAATAGACAATATTGAATATGATATACCTGTTGCACAAGCTGAAGTGTCTGATGTTACAGGAGCAGGAGATTGTTTCCTTGCTACGTTTGTATATGCACTAACAAAAGGTTACACCCATAAACGTTGTTTAGAATTATCAGTCAAAGGTGCTACCGAAGCAGTTAAACATGTAGGAACACATATCATAACAATTGATGATATTAATGATAGTGTTGTATGGACCAACGGCGTATTTGACATACTACATATAGGTCATTTAAAGCTTCTACGACACGCACACACGCTTGGTAAACACCTCGTGGTGGGCATTAACAGCGATGCGAGTGTGAAGCGTTTAAAAGGTGATTTAAGACCCATTAATAACGAGCAACTACGCAAAGAAGCATTATTAGAATTAGGGTTTATTAACGAAGTTGTTATTTTTGACGAAGATACACCACAAGAAACTCTCGAAATTGTTAGACCAGACATTATTGTTAAAGGTGGCGATTATACTGTAGCAACGACAGTAGGAAATGAGTTA